TATAAAACTTCTAACAGATGAGAAAAAAAGAATGGCTAAGTTTCCGGAGTTATCTAAAAGACTTAAAACTTTAGAACTTAGACTACAAGAAGCAGAAAATAAAATTAATATGAAAGATGCTGTTGTAGATAATACTATAGATTACGGCAGTTTTGGAGATGATAATGACTAAAAAATTACAACCTGGGTCCAGGTTTGCTCAGTATGACGTCGATGGAGACGGTACAGTAACGGATGAAGAAATGGCAAGAGCTAAAGAAGTAGCAGAGTTTGAACATAATATAGCAAAGTTTGAGAATGAAGATAAAAAAGAAGATCAGATTCGTAACATGGCATGGTTTGCTCTTTGGGGAATGCTTTTATATCCTGTAGGTATTGTGGGAGCATCTTTGCTTACTCTTGATACTGCTGCTAATTTACTTAGTGATATTGCTCCAACTTATTTTGTAGCAATCTCTGCACTAGTAGCTGCATTTTTTGGTGCTCAAGCATATACTAAAGGTAAGTAACATGTATGCCAGTATATTATGTTGTTATACCTGTATCAAAATTAAAGGTTAATATACTGAAAAGACGTATAAATAAAGAGTATTTAGCTGATTTTAGTGAACGAGTTTATAAGTCAGGTATTAAGTATCCTATTATTTTGAGAGATAAAGGCACTGAGATTGAGTGTCTACTAGGTAATACTAGGATACAAATAGCTATAATGTTAAAACTACCTACCATAGCCTGTTTACTAATTACTACTAAATATTATAAAGATCTTAAACGAGTTGAATCATTTGAAGATTTTATGTGTCAGGCTAACTTAACTAAGCATGATGCACTACAGGGTGTAATCAAACCTACATTGTAATTGCAACTTCCTTATTTTTTATGTATAGTAGTAGAAACTATGGAGATTATATGGAATATTACAATCAAACACAAGACGACTGGCGTATTGCTCAGTGCTGTCAATTTCACGATAAAGCATTAGTAAAACGATACAATTTAGGAACTACTACTAAAACTTACGCTTTGAAGGAAGGTGGTAAAGAACGTGTGCAAACTAAAGCCATATCAAACTGTAAAAAACTACTTGATATTATCTCTACATACTTTCCGACACAACCTAAGAATCTGCGGGCATTCCGTATATCTTCCGAGCTTCTGCCTTGCTATACTTTGGATTTCACTGCGCCATGGTATGATGAGATTCGTGACGAGATTAAAGAAATTTTGGCGGAAACTGGACGAGCAGCAAGAAAGCACTCTATACGTCTTAGTGTTCACCCTGCTCAGTATACTGTGCTCGCTAGTAATAAAGCTGATGTAGTAAAAAAATCTATTGAAGATCTAGAGTATCATGCTCTATACGGACAGTATATGGGTATCCCTGCTGCAGAGTTCTCTATGAATATACACTTACAAGGTTTATACGGAGGAAAACACGAAGATGGTATTTCCAGGTTTGCGACTAACTTCCCCTACTTATCTGAATACGCCCAAGGATGTCTCTCAGTCGAGAACGAAGATAAGCCCAACGGCTATGACATCAAACACACACTTGAGCTTGCGCAGAGAATCCCTATACGATGCACTCTCGACACGCATCACTACGCCTGTCACAGAATGGTCGAAACAGAACGAGTCAAATTTAACGGTAAGTATGTCAACAGAAAAATTAGAGACGTTGAGCACATCACCCATACTAACGAATATTTTAGGGAAGCCGTTAAAAGTTGGAGAGGTTTACGCCCACTATTCCACGTGTCTCAGTCGTTCCCACCAGAAGATCAATCTCATTGGATGAAACCTAATGCTCATGTAGGTGAGTTTTGGGATGAAGAACTTATGGCTGCTCATGTTCCTATGCTACAGTACGCAGACTTTGATATTGAGGCAAAACATAAAGAGATAGCTGTTCAAAGATTTTATAAATTTATACAACAGGAAGAAGAATTTGCAGGAGAAAAAGTACAATCAAAACGACTGGTGTAGGCAAAATAGTAAAGGTGAATGGGTTGTTAACTGGGACTTATTAACTGTTGCTATGATAGAAAGTTTAAATAAACAAATAAAAAATAAGGATAGCTAGTGGTAAAATATAAAGCTATGATATGTATTAATCGCGGCATTCTAGATAATGCTGGTCAGACAGTAACTTATGCGTTGCAATCATTGGGCTGGCCTGAAGTGCAAGATGTAAGGATAGATAAGGTGATTGAATTTAACTTATCAGAACGTGACTGGGATAAAGCAGAAGCAATTGCAAAATCTCAAACAAATGAAGTAATGGAATATTATACTTTAGAAGAGGTATATGATATTGAAACCTAATATTAATAATTGGAAACTAGATCTAGATGATATTCATTGGATTGAGAATGCTTTAAATTATCGTTTAAAAAGACTCACACTTCGTAAAACACAAGTTAAAAAACAATCAAGTATTGTTGAGATAGATAAAGAAGTAAAACATATTACTGATTTACAAGGTAAAATGTTTAACCAGAAACAGTGGTATCGACCAAAAGATAAAGTTTATATAAGTGGATAAAAATAGCGGAGGATTCACACCCCCCCGCTACCATTAACTACCTATTCAGAGTTTTCTATAGGTATAGGCTCTTCAACCTTTTGTTCTGCAGGAGCAATTACATAATGAATAGATAGTACAATAGCTAAAGAAGCAGCTAGTCCTACCATCATTTTTAAAAAGTCTTTACCTATCAATGGAAAAACAGTTTTGAATTTTTGTTTTCCTGTAACCGTTGCCATAGCAAGTTCACGACCACATAATAGACCAACAAATACCCAAGTGGTTGACATTGGAATATCATTCATCTCCTTAAAGAAATATAGAATGAAAAAGTAAACTAGATCAATAATTGTAGCAGATCTAACATATCTAGTATTATGTTTCTCTAAAACAATTTGTTGAATCTTACCTCCACCTTCGCTGAACATCCAACCTAGACCTCCAACAAAAACTACACTGATTAAAATCATTAGATCAACAGGTATTTCACGAGGCAAAAATACAGCAATATTAGCCATATCATGTGATAACCAAGTCCACCAAAGAAATCCTGTTGTAATCCATTGACCTATTCTCCAATAGTTTTTATGTTGTTCTTTAACAGGTTTTGCTTCGTCTAATAATCTGCTTACAATCATCCATATAGCATATGCAGCAACAGCGGCAACTGCATAACCCATCATTGATTTCATCAACATTTTTTCTAAAACAAATGTTGAAGCAAAAGCTGATAATACTAAAAAAGATGTGCTAACTGGCACACCTACTCTTGTTAAAAGTAATAACACGCCCGGGGCACAGGCATGATACCATTGTATTTCTTGAAAGGGTATTTTATTTAGACGACCATAACTAATATCGCCCCCATAAGAGTACCACCCATACCACAAAGCCCAAAGTAGCACAGCTGAAGCCGCACCCCACATGACTTTCCAATTAACTTTTTCGTTATTTGATGCGATCCATGTACCAAGTGTCTGTACTGAGTCGTTAGCAATAACGGAGTAGGCGGCAAATAAAAAACCCACTAACATCCAAAGTGTTAATAGTTCCATATTAATTTCCTTTTCATTTGACAGTTTTACCCTGTCGCTCATAAAAATGAGGACGTATATGTACGCCCTCAATGGAAATATTATATTACACTTTTGTAACAATTTTGTAAAATTGACTCTGGGAGAAGTGGGTAAATCTTCACGCTTTTTAAATTATTTTATAATAAACTATTAGTGGTAATAACTCTTAAAAACTAAAAATTTTGGACACTAATTAAAAATAAGTTATAATCAGAGTATAAATAATTACTTGGAGTTGATATGGCCCCTAGAATACCCCGTAAGAAAGGACAGAGGCGAAATTCTAAATCGCACTCTGACTTGTATACAGATGAAAATCCTAAAGGTACTATTAAAGGTTTGGGTTTTGCTACGGTTAAAAGTGCTAGCACTTCTGTGGCTAAAATTAAAGCTTCTAGTAGGTCTCATGAGCATAAAACGCAAGCAGCGATAGCTATGGAACAACGAGCAAAAGAAATGGGTAAAGTATCTGCTGCTAGAGTTTATAGAACTTTCATAAATCAACAAAAGAAAATTACTGCAAAACGTAATGCAAAATGATAGGAGTCTTAAATGACCTGTGATTGTAAATGTCAATGTAAGGGAAAACTTGATTGTAGTTGTACTTGTAGTGACTGCACGTGTTGTAAATCAGAGTAAATAAATGGCTAAGAAACCAACTAAGAAAAAATCATCAACACCTACTAATCCTAAATTATATGCAAAAGTAAAGTCTGAAGCTAAACGTAAGTTTGATGTGTACCCTTCTGCATATGCTAATGGGTGGTTAGTAAGAACCTATAAATCTCGCGGCGGTGGTTATAGATAATGGCTAAACCTAGAGGTGGTTTAAGCGCATGGTTTGGAAAAGGATCTAAGGGAGACTGGGTTAATATCGGTGCCCCTAAAAAAGATGGAAAATTTCAACCTTGCGGCAGAAAAACATCTAAAAAAGGTAAGTATCCAAAATGTGTACCAAGATCAAAAGCTAATAGTATGACTGCTGCAGAAATTAGAAGTGCGGTTACAAGAAAAAGAGCTGCAGGTAACCCTGGCGGTAAACCTACAAATGTAAAAACTTTTACAAAGCGTGGTAAGTCTAGTGCCACAAAAAAGAAATAATTAGGAAAGAGAGAAAAGTTATAATGGCTATGCATAAAAATGGAATGGGTAAAAAAGCTAACATGAAATCAAAAAAAGTTGGAAAAGGCCCAATGAAAGCTATGAATGGTAATAAGAAAAATGGTAATGGCGGATTGACTGCTGCACAGAAAAAATTACCACCAGCTCTTCAAAAAGCAATTCTTAAGAAGAAAAAATAATGACAATATTAGCAGAACGAGGCGCTGTATATAATATTAGTACTGCCACAATAAGTTCAAATGTGGTAGCAACTGCTACTTTAAGTCTTTTAAAAGGTACAGATAATCTTTTAAGTACTACTGACGTTATTAGTATCACTGCAAACACTCAGTGTAGATTTGCTATGGATGCTTCCGCTCCTACGGTAAATGTACTTATTGGGGCTAGTGAAACAAGATTTTTTAAAGTCGAAGGAAATATTGGCACAAACTTTAGTCCTTGTATCATGCAAAATGATGGACGAGCTGATAAAATTTCAGTACAGCTAATAGAGTTTAAAGGCTAATATGCTAGAACGCGCAGCTCATATGGCACACCTATCTAGTATAGCATACTTAGAAGATCACCATTTTGTGCATGCATTATCTAATGTAGGTTATGATAGACACCATTGGTTTGATACTAATGGTACTCAAGCATTTGTGTTGCCTCCAGATGAAAATAATATTATTATTATTTGTTTTAGAGGTACTCAACTTACTGAGCTTCCAGACTTATTAGCAGATCTTAAAGTATGGAGATCTACAAGTGATGAAAGAGGTTTAGTACATACCGGATTTAAAGAGGCTTTAGATAATGTATATCCTGATATTTTAAATCTTCTTGATTCTATGGACCTTAGTTTAGACTCTAAACCCACTATAATCTGTACAGGACACTCCTTAGGTGGAGCACTAGCTACCATCATGGCAAGTCGTATTGATGCTCAAGAACTTTATACATTTGGCTCGCCTCGCGTTGGTGATAGAGCTTTCGTAAAAGAAATGAATAAAGACGGTATTAAACACTATAGATTTAGAAATAATAATGATATTGTTACTAAAGTTCCTTTATCTTTATTATTTTATAGGCATCATGGTACTTTAAAATATATAAATCGTAAAGGTATAATTAAAAAATTAAGTATTTGGCATAGAGCCCTAGATATGTTGCTTGGTCATTTATCCTCTTGGATAAAACTTAAACCTTTAGACAGTATTTCAGATCACTCTATATACGACTATCATAGGAAAATTACTTATAATGTTCATTTATCGAGCAAAAACTAACTGTCCAAAGTGTGATAGTTACAATGAAGTTTGGATTGAAAAAGGTAAAGTAGTACCTCTTAATATTATTGAATGTACAAATGAGGATTGTGGACATGTTTATGATGGTTGTGATTTTATAAGTGGTTTTATAGAGTTGAGAACTAACTCATCAATATCAAGTTATTCAATAACTCATACACCTTTATAAGTAAGTATACTCTTGCATACTTTGTTAAAATATCTTATATTAAGTTATATTAATAAGGAGAGACCCATGGGAAAGAAACGCTTACGCAAAACTCAGACTTCAAAAGGTATTCACAGTACTGTGAATACCTCTATTCTTAAACAGCTTCGTCAAGATTATCTTGCTTCGCCTGACAGAATAATTAATCAGTTAGCTGCTCATAGAGCAGGTAAACGTGTTATGGTTACTATCGCTAACCCTAATAAAAACCAAACTAACAAACGTTTTATTCGTGTTCCTGCATCTACAGCTTGGAACGCTTCTAAACTAAAAATGTTAGCATGAACAAATCCACAAAAGCACAAAGATTAGCTGCTCATAATGAGTGGCTAATGTTGTATGGAGCACACCCCTCTCAAACAAATCGCAAAACTCGGTGCAAACCTGCTAGAGAAAAATTTAAAATTGCTAAAAGTGTCACTTCTGATACTATAGGTAATGGAATTAAAAACCAAAATAAAGTGTATAGTGGTGAAAATGACTTTGTTCTTGGACTAGCGTATAATAAAGGTAATCTACAACCTCTGACACTTAAAGAAGTGGCAGACCCAGCAGTTGGAAAACGCAGATGAATAGTATTATGAAAGCTGAATGGCAACATTATGCAAGAGTCTCTTTAGACACTTACATACAATTTGTAAATGAAGAAATATTTCCTAAATTTACACTTAATAAGTGTAACTTTGATTGGAGTCCTTCACGTCGTAGTTCAAGAGGGGGTTGGTATGCTGACGGTCCTGGCATTAATATGGCTATGCACCATTATTGCAGAAATTATACAAAACCTACTTTAATTCGTGTATATGAATATAAATCTTTTGATAACAGTTCTGTTATTGGAGGATTTTATACGAAAGATAAATATCAAAAACTTGAGATGGTGCTTTTGCACGAACTATCTCATGCAGTTCAGTATTATACTTATAAGGTTAATAATATTAGATGTAAACCTCATGGCCCTGTCTGGAAAAATATTTATTCTAGACTTAGAGAACAATTTCTTAATCCGTGTCTAGGTGATCAAGTTGCACTAAAAACTGAATATAATAAAGATATAGATAGTTTAGGTAGGAATAGTAAATCAACTATACCTCTTGCTACTAAGAAAGAGTTGGATAAATTATTTGCAAGAGCCGCCAATAAAAGTTAATTTAAATACTTTTTGTAGTAGACCATGGGAAGAATTACACATCGAGGAGGACGGTAAAGTTACTCCTTGTTGTGTAATGCCCTCAAATAGATTTCCAATGGGTAATAATCTTCAAGAGTACTCAACAGGTAAAGCTTTACATAACTTAAAAAGTGATTTATTACGAGGAATCAAAAATAAAAATTGTGAATGGTGTTGGAATAACGAGAAAGACGGTATGTCTTCTCATAGAAAAAAAGATGTAATAGCTTTAAATACTCCGGGATTTAGATCTATACATTTACGTCTAACTAATGTGTGCAATTTAAAATGTCGTATGTGCAATCCTTCATTTTCTAGTACATGGGCTGTAGAAAATAAAAAACATAAACTTTTCTCCGAAAAAGAAGTAAAAATAAAAGATGTATTTGATAATAATGAAAAACTATATGAATTATTAAAATATAATATATTAGAAGGTAGATTAAGATTTATAGACATATCAGGTGGGGAACCACTAATCACAGACTCAAACTTTAAGTTATTAAATTTTTTAATAGATAACAAATGTGCTCATTTAGTGAGTATACACTATTCTACTAATCTAATGAAATTAGATTATAAAAAAATTAATTTAATAGACTTGTGGAAAAACTTTAAACATGTTACAATCGAAGCTAGTTGTGATGGTTGGGGTGAAGCAGTAGAATATAGTAGAACAGGTTTCAGTAGAAAAACTTTTTTAGAATGTATTTCTAAATTAAATGGACATAAAAATATTAAACTAGCAATAAATTGTGTAGTAAATATTTATAGTGTTTGGACACTACCTGAAATAGAAAAATTCAGAGAACGGATCGGAGCTTTTATTACTTATTCTCCTTGTTATTTACCTGATCACTGTAATCCACAAAGACTATATAAAGAAGATAAAGAAGCACTATACAAATTATACAAAGGAAATGAGTATTTAGAAAAAGTTTTTAATACTTTTATTAAAACTGATTTACCACCTTTAGAACATAAAATGTTAAAATTTAACTCTACCTTAGATAAACATAGAGGTACAAGTTTTTTTCATGTGTTTCCTCAATATATAAAGTACTATAAAAGGAGTGAATATGTCTGATTTATGGACAAGCGATAAATATAATATAAATAGTATAGATAAGTCAGGTTCTACTTATGAACTTGCTATAACTCATGCAAATAATGATGTACAACTTTTTACAGTACTTAAAGATGCATTAATTGATACAGTACCAACTGATAATAGATCAGTTACACAGCTAGATGAGAGTTCTTTTTTCTATGATATTCGTGATAGGCAAGTACGAACAGCTAATACTTTTACTGCTACTACTATAAGCAATGCAAGTTCTAATACTGGATCAGGACTAAGCATTACTTATTCATTTACAACAGTATTAGAAGGTAGTGATTCACATGAGGTTACTATTACTAATCCAGGAAGTGGGTATTATGTAGGTGAGGTAGTAAACTTTGATCCTGTAGTTTTAGGAGGTTTACCTGATCAAACTTGTAGTGTGATTATAACATCAGTTTCGAACAGTATCAACTATTTTCCGACTGGGTTATTAGATGCAGATGTTATAGCAAATGCATTACCCATGATTAATGTAGAACACGGAGTTAGCTAACTTTGAGATTAGTAGTTAATGGTTGCTCCCATACTGCAGGGGCAGAATTAGAATATGCATGTCAAAGTGTATGTTATGATAAAGCTTGGGGTAGTCATTTATCTGGTAAGCTTGGTTATGATTATACAAATTTATCTGAATCTGGAGCCTCTTGTGATAGGGTGACTAGGACTACTTACGAGTTTATATATGATTACATTAAATTTAAAGGTAGTATTAAAGATGTATTATTTGTAATACTTTGGCCTGGTACATATAGAACTGAGCTTTATTATAAACATGCACAATATGGACCATCTTGGCGTGCTATGGTGACAGGAAATGATGAACAGTATAAAAACGATTTTTCTGATATAACGTATAGATATTATCAAGCATGGGTAGCAGCTACTACTAAGCATCAACATTGCTGTAATTATTTGACAAATGTTTTGAATCTACAAAATTTATTTAAAAGATATAAACTACCCTATCTATTTGTTGACTCTGCAAACATTGGCGGTGAGATTTATGATGATGACTTAAAATATCTTAAAATGCACATAGATAGAAAATACTATTTTGGTTTTGAAGACGAACTCTTATCTTATACTGCATGGTGTTCTGATAATAATCTTAATATCTCTGAGTATAGTATAGATAGTGGTTTTAATTCTCACTATGATGAAGATGCGCATAAAGCTTATAGTGATTTTTTATACTTAATGTTAAAGGATAGGAAGTTAATTTAAACTTGCCTGCTAGTTATTTTCTTGTTATATTACCTTATATAATAAGGAAGCACACATGGCACAATACCTAATTAGAAAAGGAAAATTTGACAATGAGCTGGCAAAGTTTGAAGATTCAGACTATCCTACTGACGTGTATACCATCGGCGATAGGGGATGTTCTTGTCCTTCTAGGTATCGGGCTTGCAAACACACTCGCATTGTAACAGCTTGGACTAAAGCTGGATCACCAGAAGGTGTAGTACTTGATGACGATGCGTCAATCATAGGAAACATATTTGAATGGACAATATAGTAAAATTTCCACAACTATCTGATTGTACTATCTGGAGGATTTGATCCGCTACATGAGGGTCATATTTCCATGTTTCAAGCAGCAGCTAAAAAATATGATGAAGTTATAGTAGGTTTAAACTCACAAGAATGGTTGGCTCGTAAAAAAGGTAAAGCCTTCATGAGTGATCAGACACGAGCGGCTGTCTTAAATTCTATAGGCTGTATTAATAGTGTAAGATTTTTTGATGATTCTGACAATACTTGTATAGAATTATTACGAGAAGTACGTTCTGAGATTGATTTAGATACTAATACTTTGTATTTTGGTAATGGTGGTGATCGTGCTTATGGTAATTTTCCAGAGGAATCCTATTGTCTACAGAACTCTATTGAACTAGATGATGGACTTGGAGGTACAACTAAACAAAACTCATCTTCTGATATTATACAAAACTGGTCAATAGGTAAAGCAGAACGAGTCTGGGGTCATTGGATTGTAGCTAAAAGCTATCCTGGTTGTAAGATTAAAGAGCTGGTAGTTAATCCAGGCTGTACTCTATCGTGGCAGAAACATAATCATCGCACAGAAGAATGGTTCGTTAGGCATGGTACAGGAGCAGTATGGACTTCTATAGAAGGTAATGATCCTACTTATGTATGTAAAGAAACTAAACTACCTTTAAATACTACTTTTCATATTCCAAAAGGTACTTGGCATCAATTGGGTAATCCTGGCTCTGTACCTTTATCTGTAATAGAGATTCAACACGGTTCTCAATGTGAAGAAGATGATATTTTAAGAGGAACAAGACCTTTAAATGTTATATGGTAGTGGATTAATAGACGATAAATTTCATGTAGATGTTGATTTAAGTTACGAACACTTAGATTGGCAAACTACTTATATGATTGAATCAACTGATGGTATTACTTATGACACTGTAGGAGCAAATGAAAATATAGCTCAAGAACATCTATACATGTCTAAAGATATGGATAGAAACTCTAGTAAACATTATGCAGTATTCAATATTCCTATAGATTTAGAGTTATCTAATTACTACTATGATATAAGTTATTTTAAACTTCCTGCAGGAAACAATCTATGGTGGCACAAAGATTATTATTCTTTTTTTCAAAAAAAATTTAATATTTCTAATAGAAAATCTGGATCTATACACAGAACTATTATAAATCTTAATGATTGGTCACATGGTCAAATATTTCAATGTGATAGACACTATGCTGTAGAGTGGAAAAAAGGAGATTGTTATACTTTTCCAGAAGATATAGGTCATGGTGTAGGTAACTTTAGTACTGAAGATTATGTGATTATGCAAGTAACTTGGATTAAGAAAAACAATGTCAATCGTGTATGAAAAATGTATATCTTACACAGTTCTCTACTGTAACTTTAGGAACTTATTATTTCTTTCCCTATTCAACAGGATTATTGTGGGCTTACGCACAACTTAATGATACTATTAAGTCTACTTATACCTTAAAGCGTTTCTTTTACAGAAAAGATCATATCAATACTATAGTAGAATCTTTAGATAATCCAGCAGTATTTGGATTATCGGCATATGTATGGAATATCAATTATAATTTAGAATTAGCTAAAGCAGTGAAAACTGTTTACCCAGAGTGTTTAGTGCTTATGGGAGGACCAGGTGTGCCCGATAAAGATACTACATACCTTCAAAAATATCCTTTCATTGATTATTGTATACATAAAGAAGGTGAGTTAGCTTTTACTGAGCTATTACTTGGTACTGATCCTTATACTATTCCTGGTCTATCTTTTCTTGATAAAGAGGGTTGTACTCATTATTCTACTGCTAACAGTAGAATTAAAAAGATTGATGATATACCCTCTCCATACTTAATAGGACTCTTTGATGATATTGTTACGGAAGCAAAAGAGTTAGGTATAGTAGTTAATGGTATAACAGAAACAAATCGTGGATGCCCTTACAAATGTACTTTCTGCGATTGGGGCGGTGTGGTATTTTCAAAAGTATTTAACTTTGATTCACAACGTGTTTATGATGAAATTACTTGGATGGCTCATAATCAGATTGAACTTATATCTTTAGCAGATGCTAATTTTGGTATATTTGTAGATAGAGACTTTAAGATAATTGAACATGCTATAGCTACTAAGAAACAGTTTGGTTTTCCTAAACTATTTGACACTTCTTGGACTAAAAATACTAAACCAGAAACTCTTCAAATGGCTAAGTCTTTATTAGATTCTGGTATGTTACGTAAATTTGTTATGAGCCTACAAACTTTAGATGAAGGTACTCTTAAGAATATTAAGAGAACAAACCTAGATGGTTCTAAGTTTAAGAGTTTAATTGAAGATAGAAGTGTATCTTGTGCTAGTGAATTAATAGTAGGACTACCTGGAGAAACTGTAGAATCTTTTAAATCTGGTATAGCACAGCTAATAGATCAAGATATAAAAGTTATATCTAATCCTTTAACTGTATTTCCTAATTCTGAAATGAGTAAGCCTGAGTATATAGAACAATGGAAAATTGATATAGAGTCTTTTCCTTCAGATTGGTCTAGCGAGTACGGTGTTGAAGAGTATGAAGATTTAGTAGTTGCTACATCAAGTTTTACTCGAAGTGACTGGGAGCATATGTTGTTGTGGAATTGGTCTACTATATTTTTAGAAACTTATTACTGGACAGATATAATAAATAGAGAACAACCTTTAGATACTGTTACTTGGTATAATTGGTGTTTAGATTGGTTTACTGATAATCACAATCCTCTACAAGAACAATTAATATACTGGCAAGATCATTTAACTACTAAACGATCCTACGAACTATGGGGAGGTGGAGTAGGTACTGTAGATATTGATTTAAATACTGCCCTATTTGAAGATGTTACTTGGCCTACTATACTGCGTACATGTACTAATGACTACTGTGATCATCATTATATACCAAGATTAGATGATTCAGTATTTATAAGACAGCATAATAATCATATTATAATGCCAGGTTATAAATCTTTAGCACACCAACTGGTAGCTAATCGTTGGAACTTTCTTAGTAGACGATAGTGTTGCAAAATTACAACAGTTAGTCCGACAGCTTTAAAAAATACTACTTTTAACTTGATAACTCCTTAAATTTATACTATATTATATGAATGAGTTGCCGTATAGGGACTCATATAATTCTTGCTGTTATGAAGGAGAAAACAATGACAGGCCATTTTGCTATAAGAAAAGCCGGATTTATCGGTTTTGACCACATTTTAAACGAA